GGTCCCTGTAGCGAGCTTCCCCGCTGCTATAGGATTTTCCGCGCCCTGCGGTGAGCTTAACCCCATCCGCAGGTCAAGCTGTCTCTTGATGTGACGTGGTAGCATCCCACGTCATGGGTTGGTTCCGCAAAGAGAAGAAGGAACATCCAATAATTGAGCATGTCAAATATTCCCTTTGTGAAATCTCAGGTAGTATTGGTCAAGGGTTGCACAAATTCGGTGCGTCCCTTGAAGAGAAGGCGGCTATACGCAGGCGCGAGTGGGAGCGGTCGAGACCGTCTTATAAGCAAGGCCATGCTGCCGGACGCGCAGGACGAGGTAAGCTCATCTTTGCAGCGGCCGGCTTTGGCCTCATTGCTGGAGCGGCGGCGATTGGAATCGGGTTGGTTTTGCGCAGAATTCGGGCGACTCGCGACGCTCGCAAGCTTGGCATCGGAGAGTTCCTCAATGACGGGTTTTTGTACTCGCCTGGTAGTCGAGATGCACTCCCTGGGGAACAACATGACTACATTGATGTCGAGGTTGTGGAAGAGGAGCCGGGTTCTGATGTGGATTCTCCATCGGAGGTGGACCCAGATGCCCCACCTGGTCTCGCCCCTCGTAGCCATTCGAGGCGCAACCGTGCGTTTAGACGCGTTGCTGTGCGCAAAAAAGTGGTACACGAGACAGGTAGACAGGGTGCTGTGCGAGGGCCGTTCCTATCTAGCGTGGTTGCAGAGGCGCGCTTACATTACGCTGAAAGAGATGCAAGCCCTACTAATCTTGCTCTTGCAAGGGCCTTCATGGTACGCGAGATGAAAAATGCCCGCGTAACAGCTACGGACATTGATGTCAACATAGATTACATGGTGACAGCAGTATTTTATCGTACTAAAGAACAGGTGCAAGAGGAGGAGAATAGGTCTCTATTACGCAGGGCTGGCCTGTTTGGCGGTAGTGACCGCCGTTAGGGGGGTAGACAGATGGTGTCTAGCGTCGTATACGTCTCACCATGTCCTATGCCGAAGGGATTGGTATTACGGCGCAGACGCCCTCTAAAACCCGGAGAAGGAAGTAGATTTTGGCGCCACGATCATGAGTTTGTAAGCAAACCCGTGGCCCCATTTAGGAAGGTGATAGATAATGTATTGAGCGGCATGAAGGAGCGGGTTTTCTATACTGATTCCCGTGGAACAAAACCGCCATCCTGCGTTAGGGACGCCGGAGACTTTGACTCGTTGATTGACACCCTGGTGAAAACCGTCTTGGCCCGCGATCGTGATACCGGAGAGATGTTCATCCTCTCCAGAGCCGGTTCCGGGAAAAGGCGATATTCCCAGGCCCGTGAAGATCTTAGAACGAGGCCAAGGTCTCTCGACGACTTGTCTAGACTGGGCTTCTTCACAAAGTGGGAGGCCACGGTCTGGAACAAGGAGCAGGTGCCACGAATCGTTTCGCCACGCGATTATGGCTACAACTATCTCCTGGGAAAATATTTGAGGCCCGTGGAGAAACCCATTTTTGATGCTCTGCCAGTGCTCTTTAAGGGTTCCAAGGTCATCGCGAAAGGTTGCACCCAACAGGAAAAAGGGAACCTGATTGCGGCCAAGCTCGAGGGTCGAGTGGCCGTGGGGTTGGATGCTTCCCGTTTTGACCAAACCATTGGCAAGGTGTTGTTGACAGCTGAGCATCGTGTATACAACGGGATTTTTAAATCTCGTCAATTGCGACAATTGCTCGCTTGTCAACTTCGGAATAGGGGGGTAGCTTTTTGCAAGGATGGCATGATAAAAGCGGATATAGGTCCCATGCGATGTTCTGGGGATCAGAACACCAGCTTGGGCAACTGCATTATATCATGCTTATTAGCAAAACTGTTCTTCCTAGAGCATGGCATCGATGGAGATGTTCTCAATGATGGAGATGACCTCATAATGTTTGTTCCCGAAAATGCGCTACCTCACATGGAAAACCTCGGCGATTGGTACCTAAAGTGGGGCCTCCGCATGAAGGTAGAGGAACCTGCTCATATCCCGGAGCAGGTAGAGTTTTGCCAATCAAGGCCTGTCAAGACGCCTGATGGTTGGGTGTTGGTACGCAACCCCGGCAAGGCGCTCAATACAGATTACAGCGGAGCGGAGAAAGTAGCATCTCTTGATAAATATTTGTGCCACCTTAGGACTGTTGGAATTTGTGGGTTGTCCATGGCAGCCGGCATCCCCATATTCCAATCATTCTATGAGTATGGCATCCGCAATGGCAAAACTGGGCGCGCTGATGATTTAGCTCACAACTTCCGTGAGCAAGCCAGGATACAGATGGCATCTGGCTATTATGCTAAAAGTAGAGACGTGGATCCCATAACTAGAGCAAGCTTTGAGACGGCTTTTGGGATTGCAGCACATGATCAACTTCTCATGGAACAGTGGTTTTCCATGGCCACTTTTGGCTGCCCGGTCGGTAGCAATACCACAGCAATAAAAATAACGCAATCTTTATCCCCTCAGTATTTTAGTTGAATCAATAATTATGGCCAAGAACAAGCCACCGCCACCCAAACCAGGG